GCGAAGTGTATTCCTTGTTACTAGCTGCCCGGACCTATAACTCCGTGATCCCGTGGAGAGATTTTCTCGAAGCGATGGTTGTTATAGAAAAACAGCTTTAGAAAGCAATATGAGTTACACCCAATCGCGTAGTGATGAAATAAGTCCTACAACCTCATTGAATACTTTTAACGTTGATATTAACGTTGCTACCACCAATTCTAATACGCTCAGTGATCTGTCAACTTCACAGCTAGAGAATAGTGAAATTATAAGCAACAATATCAGTGCTTTAAGGATAGATGAGTGTCCTAATTCTGACCTCGCCGATAATCGCGAAACGAGACTTAAGTGTCCTGATCCCCCTTCTAATAAAAGGGTCGTTATCATTCGTAAGAATGAAGAGAAGAATACTGATAAGGTAACTTCAGGTGTCAAAGAGGATTCCAAAAACAGAAGACAGAGCACTGCGAAAAATAAGCACTCTGAGTCAAAGAAATGTAAGTCATGTGGTAAAGAACACAATAGTTCCAAATGTAAGTTTAACAAATCGTTAAATAAATCTGCATTGCTCAAACACATCAACATGGCTAGATATTATTCACCTTCTACTCCTCAAACTCAAAAACCAAATGTTAGGGTCTCCTATAATGATGATGACTCTGACGAACCAGACGATGATCCTATCTTTGTTATCGACTGGGTAGATGAATGGGATAATCAATTTACCTTTGATTATGTTGATGAAAACCATTCATTATCTTTTCTTACTAAACTATCCAATTGGTGGCATTCACGTCCCAACATTAAACATGATTCCTTACCTAGATCTTTGATGTTGTTGTGTGATGAGTCACTTGGTTTAGGGAGAGGAACAATTCACTTCGTAACATACTCGTCCAAAGTTTTCGAATCTGAATTATGGCGTCAATGGAGCATGTACCTAATGGATAATAACATGTTGATTGAAAGAAGTGAATTAAAAGCTTCAATCATTCACTATTTTTTCCATGACATGCGTTCATTCGAAAAGCATCTACCAACTTTTAGAGCTAATGAAGGCTATAGTGCTTCATTAAACCTAGCTCGTCCTATTCTTGATTCTAGGAATTTGTTTACCAATTTTCACTCACCATGGCTATTCTTTAGAAAGTGGTTCAGTAGACTATATGCAGTTGGCGTTCTCTCACTCAATCTTGCATACTTCTTCAAAATGTATACTGAATTACGACTATTGATAAGTGTCGTTAGAATGAAAAAGAAAGACATAGCAATAAATGTTATATTGAACTTAGTAATATTATATCTAATAAACAAAGCAGCTGAATTTATGAGAATGAAAATCATAGATGACAGTGCTGAGAAAGTATTAAGTAATAGACAATATGACATGACACAACTCACTATATGTACAACATTTCCAAGGATTAGTGTAGTTTGTGAAGAACTAGTAAAGTGCATACCAGGTGGATGGTTCGTAATAGGTGTCATTGAAAGAATTAAATATGGTACTTGGAAGAACTATGATTGGCACAAACAATCAATGAACTACTCATTCACAAAGAGGTTAGTGATCCACAAACAAGCTAACGAGAAACTTAAAGAGCAACATGAATGGTTAGACGATATTAATAGATCTGTCGACCATGATATTAGTGTATCTAGAGTAGGACACGTTGAGTACTACAATAAAGAGATTATGATCAGACCAGCTAGATATCCAAAGATTCCTTCTGATGCATTATATAAGAACCCAGTACTAAAGAAATATAATGGAAAAGATCATGCAGGAACTCAAAGATGGCATACTCATATATTGGATTACAATGAGTATGAAGGATACTACCCTATTATGTACCACGTTGGTAACTTCAAGAAACCAGCAGCAAGTTTCGATAATTTATTAGGAGCTTGGCACAAAAGAGCAGTGGATATACCAAATTCACACGTTAACGGAGTAGTGAGAAACTACTTATTATCTGTACTAGAAGCAATGCACTATTCTCATATTGATATGAATGATAATACTAAACGAAGCTGGTTTGATCAATTAAAACCAGTCCAGAAGTTTAGGATAGTTAAAGTGCGTACAGACGAAGGCTTAGGGGTGATCGATGAAACAATAAGCGTCAGTGTAAAATCTGATGAGTTATTGTGCACCACTGAGAAAATGGTACCAAGACTAATATTCAATGTATCAGGATATTGGTTTGATAAAATAGGAGCCTATGCCACTGAACTCAGTCACAATGTCGCACAGATATATGGATATAAACATGAAAACCCAATCAACTATAGAGGAATATTGTTTTATCCATATTTTACTTGTGGAGCTACTAGTACTACATTGAACCAATTCTACAAAGCATCTATTGGAGTGGAAGCCTATCATTTAATGGTGATGGGTGATGATCTCCATGTTTACGATGGATACCAAAAACGATTTGTAGAAAACGATTTTAGTAAGTATGACAGATCACAATGTTATGCTCTCCAAGACTTGTTCATTAATTGGTTAGATATTAATGGATTAAGTGAAATCGCTGAAACTATGTTTGAAATGCGTCAGGCCAAGTTACAACCAAAATGCAGAAAGATAAATCCTTTCAAGATAAATGCAGTACCATTTGGCAAACCAAAACATATGGAAATGATGTTTACCGGCCAACCTTTTACTTGTCTCCAAAATTCAATCATAAATATATTAACTACCATTTATGTATTAGCAAGTAGTCACAATTACCAATTGCTTAATGGTCCTTTAGACATCAACGATTTGAAGAATAGATACACACAAAGATACGCTTGTTGCGGTCTCACAGCTAAAGTCTTAATTCCCGAAATAAACAGATCAACATTTCTTAAAGGCGTGTTTCTAGATGGAATTTGGATTAGGCTACCGTCATTCTTGTGCAAGTTCGGAAAAATAATGACGCGTCCTAGTACTATCAGCAATGTTCCAAACGCATTGGCTCAAATTTTATTAGGACAATGGTTGGGATATGGAAACATGTGTACCAACTGGTTTTATCGTAAAATACACTCTCTAATCATGTCAATAGTGATTAGAAACGGATTCACAGGAGCAAACCATGAAATTGACCCAAAAATTAAGAAATTGATTAGTAAAGACATGGAATACTCAATGATCTCTTCATCTAATGATTATGTTTGCGATACCAC